CGAGTCCGCGCCAGTGATATACGACCCGCAGCGGGCTATCCAGGTCAGGCGGTCGGTTCGTGGGGACACTTGGTCCCATCCGGCAAAGTCGACGACGCCGGTCGCGAAGGCGCCACCGGAGCCACCCGGCATGCAGGGGGCAGTGCCAATCTCTGCCCACACCTGGGCCGAGAAGTTCGACGGCGTGGTGGTGGCGTTTTGTGTATCCACCTTTTGGCCGTAGTAGACGCCTGTCGAGGTGCTGTTGACGCGCAGGTAGATCGATTCAGTGTTTGCGTTCGCGTCGCCCTTGGCCGAATAGGTCACCTTGACAGTGCGCAGGGTCGAGGGAATGCTGCTGAACGTGACAGAAGCGGCAGCGACACTCAAGTTCTGAGTCACGCGATATGGGGATACCTGCAGCCAGGTACCAGGCGTGCCGCCAGTCGAACAGAACCATTTCACGCCGTTGAGGTCGACGATCCAGTCGCCAGCCACGAACGTCCCGGAGACCGGCGCGCCCGCAGTGGTCTGCCCGACATACCCGCCCGCCCCGGCCGTCGCACCGGTGAGCTGCGCTCGGATGCGGTTCGAAACGGTGACTTGCTGATCGGTCATCGTGCCAGTCAGGAGGGTGAAGAACTGTGTGACGTCGAGGGCATTGACCACGCCGCCCTGCGTCACGGAGTAGATCGTCACAGGGCTCCCTCCCGACCTGCGAGCACCTGGTCGAGCTCGGCAATCCTGGCCTGCGCCGCCTCCAACTGATCGTGGATGCGGTTGGCTTCCACGGCGCGCTCACGCAGCAGCTGCGTGAGCTGCAGGTTGTAGACGGTGAGCTGCCCGAGGTGCTCGTGGAGTCGGGATACGTCGGTGTCGTACGCAGGCACGGCCGGCGGGAGCAGTGCATCGTCGGGATTGGTGAGCGGCACTCGGGGTCTCCCTGGGTCAGCCGGAGATGAGGGTAAGGGACAGGTTCAAGGTCATCGTCTGCGCGGACGTCTTGACGACGGGTGAGCCGAGGACCGCACGGTCGATGAGGGTTCCAGGGATGTAGCCGACGAGAGCCCCTGCAGCAAAGTTCGCGGATGCCACAAACGAGGTCACTGAGATCGACCCGGCGCCGATCGTGACCGGCGCGGACGTCGTGACGACTTGAGTCGTCCCGGCCCCGTAGCCGACGGTCAGCGACGCACCGCTCGGAATGGCGCCGACGACGCCGCTGACGGTCAGCGACGTGTACGTGCTGCCGGAGATCAGCGCCCCGGACAGGGCAGGCGTCAGCAGGCTCGCGGCGCCAAGCGTTCCGACTTCCTGAATCGACCCGTTCGCCAGCGACGTGGGGAAGAAAAAGTCGTAGCTGAGGATGCCGGCGGACACCGCGCTGTTGGACACCAGCGCACGGCCTATCTCGGACACCAACGCGGTCTGGCCTGCAGACGCCGCGGTGTTACTCAGCCCGACGGCCCCGTACATCGCTCCGACCGGCGCGGGGTAGGGCGAGCCCCACGACACGTTCTCCGCCAAGATCAGCGCGTAGTTCAGGGCCGAGGCGAGCAGGGCAATTCCCGACGTGACGACGAGGTTGTCGGCTGTCCGGTGCGCCACAACTAGGCCGCTCTTAGCATCGTGCAGCGTCAGCCCGAGTCTGCCGACCGCGGCGAGGCCACTGTCGGCGGAGAGTCGTCTCGGGTCCACGGCTCGCCCCCTGCTCACGAGTAGGTCACCCCGCCGTAGACGGTGGTCGCATCGCCGTACAGGGCGCCGCCGGCCGAGCCGGGGAGCGGATAGTTCGCGTACCCGTACTGGCCGACCCCGTAGGGCGTGGATCCGCAGTCGGCCGCCTGGGACCAGGCGTAGTGCGCTGCGACCTGCGTGGAGGTGAGCGGCCGGGCATAGAGCACCACCTCGTCGAGTGTGCCGACGAAGAATGCTCCGGCGGTCGGGGATGTAGCGCCGAGCCGCAGAACGTTCGTGGTCGTCGAGGGTGCCGTCGAGTACGTACCGGTGTACCGCGACGTGCCGTTGAGGTACGCGGCGATCGACTTGTCGACAGCCCTGCGGGTGACGACCAGGTGGTACCAGGTGCCGGTCGAAATCGTCGCCGCGGGAATGACCACCGTGCTGTACGACGGGCCCATCAGTAGCGACACGGATCCGTTGGTGTTGAGGACCAGGTGGTACTCGCCCGTCGTGCCCTTGGACACCAGGACCTGCGCGGCGGCCAAGGATGTCGTCTTCAGCCACAGCTCGATCGACAGGTCCCCGACCCGCTGCAGGGACGCGCCGTTTGCGATCTGCAGGTACCCGGTCGTCCCGTTGAGTGTGGCGCCCTTCGACCCGGTCATCGCGCCCGTGGCCTGGAACGTCACGCCGCCGACAACGGTCCCCGGGACCTTCGGGTAGGTGGTGGTGTTCCAGGGGCTGGAGTCGTAGATGACGGTCGAGGCAACGGGGTCGTCGAGACGCCAGTACCCTACCGGCCCGACGTCCTGAATCAGGTTCACCGGATAGTTGGTGACGGTGCTCGTCGCGAACGTCTCGGTCGTCAACTTCAACGTCTCCGCGTCGGCGGTGAGCGCGTTGATGACCTCGTCCGGGTTGAACGCGATCTCCTGGCCGCTGTCGGAGTTGAGTTGCGCGAGCACGTCCACCAACGTCAGCGCCCGCAGTGAGCCGTCGCCGAATCCCATCCGCGTCACCTCATCCGACTCGGGCGGCGGTTACCTGGTAGACGCGCAGGAGTCCCTGCTCGCCGTTGATCCGGCATTGCAAGATCAGGTAGGGGGCGTTGATGCCCGGAGCCATCGCCGCCTGACTGTCGGGAACCAGCGAGCTGACCAGCTGAATGGTCTGCCCTGCCCGGAAGTGGCCGGTGAAGTCTTCGGTCGTGTCGACCTGCGCGCGCTCGGTCGGCTGGCTGTACGTCGCGACCTCGCGCTGCCCGCGCTTTTGTGCCGCGAGGAGCGTCGGCAGGGACGTATCTGGAATGTAGTAGGCGAACACGCCACCGTTCGGCAGCGACTGGAATCGTGCGATCGACGTCGGATCCGACGTTTGGCTGACGACCGGTTGCAGGTACGGGTACCCGAACTGGATGATCGTCGGCGACGCCGGAATCGGGTCGGTATTCGCGGCCAGGAACCATTGGCCTGCGCCGTTGCCGACGATGACCCACTGGGTAGTGGCGGACCCGCCGGTCTGCGCGGACACCGTCTTGGTCACGCCGCCGACTGTGAGGGTCGCCAGGCTGACGTTGTTGGCGTCCGGCACGAACGTCAGTGGCCACGCTCCCTGCGACCCGTTGCCGACGAACAGGTCGGTCTGGGTCTGCGAGTAGTCCGCGCCACGCACCGTCACGGTGTTGCGAATGCTGGTGGCGTCCCATTCGTAGGCGAAAGTGTCCGCGTTGTAGCCCTGAACGCTGGTGGTGTTGAGGGACGCGACGTTGTCCGACAGGGTCCAACCCGAGGCTGGCGCCTGGCTGATGGTGTAGAAGTGCAGCGCCCGGTTCTCATCCACATACCAGCCGTAGGTAGTCGTCAGACTGGCTACCTTGCTGATCTTCGTCCACGCCGCGGTCAGCGTGTCGTACCCGAACTGGATCCTGGGGATCGACGGCCCGGACTGCACGAATCCGCCGTTCGCCGGGGTCGCGGCGGTGATGCCGCAGTTCGCCTGCGTCGTGATCAAGATTGCCAGCTGGTCGGCGGTCATGTTGCTGTAGTCCCCGACGACCAACTGCCGGTCGGACATGTACGTCCAGTCCACGCAGTCAAGCTGCCACGAGCACAAGTTCGGGCCGTCGCGTTTCATCTGCGGCTTCGGAACCAGACCCGAGAAGAGGGTCTGGTTGAGTCCGACGTCCTTCAGGACGACCGTCATGAGCGGCGCGATAGTGAAGGTCAGCTGCCCGGTCAAGTGCTCGTCGGTGAGGATGAAACTCGCCGTGTCGCCCTGCCTCGACCAGTTCTGGGCAATGCTCCACCCGTCCTGGACCACGTTGTTCGTCAGGTCCAGGCCGCCGACGAGCAGCTGCAACTGCTGAGACATGAGCCCCCGCTCCTGGTCGTCAGCGACGCACCTGCACGCCGGCACCCGGCAGCAACACCCTGGCCAGCCGTTTGTCGAGCTTGTCGATCAAGTCGTCGATGTCGCGGGTGTTGAAGAACTTCGACTGCCGCAGGTCGATCGTGACCGTGCTGCCCCCGCCGGCGGGCCTGTCGACGGACACGTGCTCGGTATGCCCGGTGCCGTTGTACGCGGCGGTCCAGCCCGGGTAGAGCGGGCCGCCCTGGTCGAACTCGGCGATGTGCGCGAAGGACTGCCCTGCGCGCGGATTCCCCGCGACTGCGGTACTCGCAGGGACGGCCGCCTTCGGGGCGGGATGGGTAGAGACGAGGCTCTTGACCCACGACACCGCGGCGTTGAGGATCGTGCGCGCCTCGCCGATGACCATGTCCCGCATATGGCCGCCGCCGGGAATGGAGTTGATGACGGCGTTGACCGGCCCGGTGATGG